GCCATGGCTTCTGTCAAGTTTGACTCCAGCATGAATTTCCCTCCGAACCCACCCCCCCATGCCGTGTTTATTGACTTCAACGACGGTTTCCTCGTCGCTACTCCGGAGTCGTATTCACGCCTTGTCGACGCCCTTCAGCGCCTCGGGTCCGGTGGTCCCTTCCAGATGGACGCTGCTAGTCTTCAGAAGAAAGATCGTCTTTTCTATGATTGCGTCTTCGCTTTTGGAACTGACAATGTCCTTCCCACCAACCTTCCTGTCACCACTCCTGGTGCAGTCGCTCGTCGTTACATCGGTGGCATCCACTATGTCGCTTTGAATCCAGCCTATTACCTCGCTGGCACCAAGACTTGTGACGTTAAGCGCGTTTGCAAGCTTGAAGCCGATGGTGCTGTCGCCAAGCTCGACAAGGTTTGGAAGTTCGTCGACCATGCTGGTGAGGTGCGCAACTTCTCCCAGTTTGTCTCCATGCTGATCGAAGTTCAAGCCAACACTCTTAGTGTTGGTCGCACTGTTGAAGCTGCTGTTCAAACAGTCGCCTCCAACTTCGAACGCGTCCCAGCTGTCATCTCCAAGCCCCCCAAGTCTCTTGCTGTCGCAGTCAACACCCTTGCCGATTACTTCCCCGAGCAAAAGCCCCACAAGATGCCTAAGAAACCCATGCCCGCCGCCTCTAAAGGAAAAGCTCCTGAAAAGGACGCTACTGAACAGTCACTCACCATTTCGGGTGACGCCTCAAAGTTCACTAAGTGGCTCAAGCGCCCTGGTATGGGTCGCAAGAAGAACATTCGCGTTGCTGAGATCGTTCAAGGCTACCTTTCCAACTCTCCTTCTAAGTACCGCTTCAAGAAGGGTGTGCTGACCAAAAATGGCACCCCTATTGATGCAGACACGCTTTTCCAGCGCGTTGTGCTTCCCACCGATGAAGAAGAGGTTAACCTTGACGTCGCTCCACGCAAGTGGACCTTCAAGACCCTTGAGGCCATGCAGGGTGAGAAGTTTTACATTCTCGACGGATGTTGCCGTCATGACCACTATTGCTATCGCCATGGCAATCGTGCCTGTGGATCCTACTCCAAGCAAGCCGTCCAAACAGGCTATGCTGGTGTTTCCCATTGGATCCTCAAGAACCGTGACATTGGTGCCCCTCACTTCGTCTATCATCAGATGACCGTTGACTGCTTCTCCAAGCATGAGGAGAGTGCTGCCTACTCCATTCTTCGTACCACTATTGCTGCGCTTTCAGCTGCTGCCATTGGTCTGCTTGTCACCCACCTCTTTGGGTCGTTCTTTAAGACCTATTTTGGTGCGGTTGAGCAGGCCGGCTATGGCCGTCGTGGTGCCCTCATCGCTAAGAAAGCCCACGCCACAGTCCCTGTCCCCAACCTTGGCGGTGCCCAACCACAACACCAAGAAGGCACTCTTCCTACTGAAGAAGTCGCCACCACTGATTGGATTGTGAAGAAGCTCTCTGGCAACGTGATCCCTATTGCCGTCAGCGGTGCTAACAAAGTTGCTAACTGCCAGATGACCCGCATCTTTGCCAACATTGCCATATCTGTTGCCCACTCGTTCTTCGAGGGTGCGCAACAGATTTCACTCGGTGGAACCATCGCTACAACCTATCCTATTGTTGAGGTTTCTAACGCAAAGGCTTTCACTGACATGGGCCCTGTTGTCCAGATTCTTCGTGACCGCAAGGTCGACCTGTGCGTGCTTTTACTGCCTAAGGCTTTGTATCCCTGCAAAGACCTTCGTAACTACCTCATCCGCGCTAGCGAAACGACCATCCCCCAGCTTCGCGCAATGGTTATTGCGACCCGTCGTCTCATCGATGTCCCTATTACTGTCGTTGATGGCAAACGTCTTGTCACTCCCACTGTTCTTGAGAACCTCACTGAATTCCCTCTCGGTGATGCAATCGAGCAAGTCGAGTACACCACACCCACCCTACGTGTTGGTGTCTCTATCAAGATGGCTAAACCCACTCTTGACAAGATGTGTGGTCTTCCTGTTTTCACAAGCAACCACTACGTTGGCCACAACCATCAGATCATTGCTGGCATCCACGCCGCACTCCACGACTTCCACAATGTGGCCCTCATGGCCCCTTTTCCCTATGAGGTCGTTGAGGCCCTCCTTCGTGATATCGATCCAAAGGCTCTCAACATGGCCCACCTTCAAGGAACCATTCGTGTTGAACCTGGTCTTGTCGGTATCAATGACAAGATGTTGCCTATTCAAACCTTGCCTAGAGGCCATGAGCAGTACCAAAATACTAACAACACCATCCGTCCCTCTCCGATCCATGATGCTCTTATTGGTATGGAGTTTGACCACCCTGTCACCAAAGAACATGTTGTTGTCAAGGCTCCAGTTGTTGTTGCCAGTCCTATTTGGAAGCTCAAAGAACCATTTGAGAAAGCTGTTAAGCACGACCATGTGCCAACGCCAGAAGATTTCAACAAACTCCGAGCTGCCTCTCAGAAGGTTAAGGAGCGAATCCTTGCCAATTGTGACCCTCGTCTTCTTGTTCCAAGAGATGACCTCTTCACTATTGCTGAGGCACTCAACGGTATCTCCGACCTCAATATCCCTGGACTCGACCCCAAGAAGTCCTTCGGATATGATAAGGACTTCCCGAAGTACATCCGCGAGCGCGTCCTGTTGCCTGGCTCACCACTCCAACTCCGTCCTGAGTTCGCTGCCATCGTCGAACGTGCCACCACCAAGATACGTGAAGGTAAGACCCCTATCGCCTATGTTGTCGCAAACCTCAAAGAGGAACTTCGCCGTATTGGTAAATTTTCTCGTGTGACGTCGTGCTACAACTTCCTCCTCCTTGTGACCATGCGCCGTTTCAACATGCACATACCTGCTATGCTTATTTCTGGCCGAGTGCACAATGGTACCTCCTTCGGTGCCGACCTCTCTGGTCCTGAAGGTAAGGTTTACATGGATGCTGAGGAGACTATGCGCTACACTTCGAGTTTTGACGCTAAGAACTTTGATGCGTCCATCTCCTCCACCGTTTCTGGTGAGTCTGAAGAGATGTGTGCTGACTTCACGCAAATGCCATTCCCATTCTTGAGTCGCGCTGCTGCCCTGATTCCAGTCATGCTCAACCGTTTCGTGTTACTGATTGTCGGTGCCATCGTCTACTTTTTCTGGCACTCCAGGCAGTCTGGCCACAACCTCACTACCCCGTTGAACATCGTTGATGCCTCCACAGTTGCTCAAGTCGCTTGGGATGAGTCTAATCCCCCCTATGGCGACACCCTGACCAATGCTGCTGTCTCTCGTGCGTATGGTGATGATTTTATCGCCGCGCACAACAACAGGAACTATACGAACCCCCACATTTCTGCTGTCGCCGCCCGTTATGGCATCAACCTGACACCTGGTATGAAGTTCGGCCCCGCTTCCGATTTCGATCCTGTTCGCCAGCATCTGAGCCGCATGACTTATCGCGATGCGACTGGTTATGTCTTCGCTCCTCTCAATGTGGAGGTCATCGACCACATCCACGCTTTCATTCGTGGTAAGGACCGCAACTACACAGAAGCTGTTCGTCAGAACGCTGAAGCGTCCCTCCGCGAGTGGTTTCAGTATGGCCGTCCTGTCTTTGAGATGGCTAAGGAGCGCATAAACCGCGCTCTACGCCAGAACTCATTCTCTGCCATTCCTCTTGACTACGATGTTCTCTACGTTGATTGGATGAAGAAGAATGGCATCAGTGTCAAGCAAACCACCCCTGTTCCTGAGGGTGATTTCATGCACGCTGCTTTTGGTGCTCCGTCCCACAACATTGGAGCTGCCCGTCCTCAGTCAGGCATCACCTTCCTCGGTACTCCAACTGATCTTGAGAAGCACCAAGTCCACGAGGCCTTTCGTGAGATTCAATCTCGCATGCTCACCCATCGCGCCACTGGCCTTCACAAACAGCTGACCAACGTGGAGTTGTTCCACCTTTGCCTCTCCGAGCACAACACTTGGGCATCCCTAATGCTCCAACCTGTTCTTGAGCTCATGTCAGAGACTGTCGTTGATGGCAAGGTTCTCGCGCGCATGAAGGTCCGTGGCTTGCCTCGTCTCGACGGTGCAAAGCCTCAAAGCCTCATCACGCTCGACGGTGAAGAAGTCCCACTCGACACCGCAGAGAAGCTGATAGTTCATGCCACTCATATTCGCAACCTCGTTGGCACCCACAATGAGTTGCGTGATGAGAAGTTGGATGATGGTGAAGTCCTCCCACACCGTCGCGATGATTTTTCCGAGGCTCTCGACATTTACAACATTATCATTGCTCACACAGGTGTCCAACTCTCTGTTGACTATGATTATGTGATGCAGTATTTTATGCAACCACGCATTATGGCCCGTCTTCATGGTGCTCGTAACCAAAGCTCTGTCAACACAACCCCCAAGCCTGTTGTTGTCGGCGCTGAGGTGCGTTCCACTGCGTCCGATAATGACACTGTGACCACTAAGACTGCCAATGAGATGGCCATTAATCCCACTGCCACTACCACTGGCGTTGCTTCTCAAAGTGCCCTTACTAAGCACGTTGAGTCCACGGTCAAATCTGTTACTGTCCCCACCAAAGAAGTGATGCTGTCCTATGCTTGGGAACTCAATCCATATCCCCCTGTTGGATCTGAGAAACTCCTGTGTAAGGAGTATGAATTGCCACCGATCACGTGGCTCACCGCTGATGCAGCCGGCACCCAGTATGCTGCTGGTGCAATGTCTTTTCCTGAGGTTCTCTTCACGATCCCCAAGATTGTTGAGACCCTTGGTGCCATCCGGTTTTTCAAGCTTGGTATCGTTCTAAAGGTATCCATGACCCCCAATCCCTACGCTGGCGGCCGTCTCTTCTTCAGCCATTGCCAGGCCACCTTGTCCACCACCAATTGGCGCCAAGCATGGCCTTGTTGCTTGAACCTTCCTGGTTTGAGCATTGGTCCGTGCCTTGGCGGCACTCGCACTATGGAGATCGTTCCCGCCTCACACCGTGATGCTTTTGACATCGTGAACCTCGCTCCTGAGGCCATGATGGGCACCTTGCGTGCTTGGATCCAGTCCCCCTTGTCTTGGATGTCCACTTCCCCTCCAACTGGACTCACTGTCAACTTGTTTGTCCAAGTTGTTCAACCCACCCTCGCTGGGTATGGGCTCAACCCCGGTCCTGCTGGTATGAACCCCATTGCATGGTATGATGGGATCAAACGCCTCACTGGTGCTCGCCCCCAGTCTGCCATATCTGAGGCTGGTGACAAAGCGTCAACCGGAATCCTTTCCGGTGTGTCTTCTGCTGTTTCCACAGTCACCGCCCTCATCAAAGATGCAGGTCCCCTCCTTGAGCTTGCCGCCCTTGACAAGCCCTACGAAAACTCTGTCGTTGTCCCCATAAGACATGAGGTCGCTTCGGACATGTGCTACACCCAGGGTGTTGCCCAATCTACCTTTTTGTCTCAACGGCCCAACTCTTATGTCTCTGTTGATAACAAGCAGTGCTTTGAGGCCAACCCTAGACCAAACTGGGACAGCGTCTTTGGCACTCCTGGCTACATCGGCAACTTCTACTTTGATTACAATGATGCTGCTGAGTCAGTCATCTGGAGCCGTAGTGTTTTCCCGACCATGGGTTATACTTTTCAAGCTGGCGCTGGTTACAACAACACTTTGATGACCCCTGTCGGCTTCTTTGCCATGTATCATAAGTACTGGCACGGCGACTTTTGCTTCCTGTTCCGTTTTACCACTGCGTCACAACAGTCTTGTTCTGTCCGCTTTTCCATCCTACCTGATGCGAACAACGACACGGCTGTTCCCCGTGACCAATCTGGCGATGTTCAGGGGCTCGTCTATACCATCAAAGGTGACACCGACATTTTCATTCCTGTTTACTATCTTTCCAGTCGCAAACAGAGTGTTGTTGTCGGCCCAGACACTGATGAGAGCGTACCCTTCTCCATCAACTCTACCCTAGTAGCTCAGATCGTCAGCCCCATCAGTGCTGACGTGACCGCCGCCTCTGCCCGGGTCCAATGCGACATCTATATGTGTGCTCTTCCTGGCTTTGTTCTTGACATGCCCGGCAACGTCATGATGTCCGAGTCTGGTGGTTACACCGCTGAACTCAACCCCGGAGCCCCCGCGCTCACCCGTCTTGATGGCGCTCGCAATCAAGCTTCCGTCCGTGATCTCCTCGGCGCTGCAGATTTTCCGCCCATATCTAAGAGCACGCGCCGCACCCACACCGGCATGTGTGATCCTGATCGTTCCTCTGGTCCTATTGAGGCGCTTAAACGCTTCCGCCGTGTTGCGACGCAAGCCGCTCTCACTGGTGGCGAGCCCCTTGTCGTCACCAACACACAGTATGGTAACACTCCGATCTGGGAGTGGTCCATCTGTTGGGCTTATTGGTCAGGCAGTCTCACCTTCAAGGTCTGCCTTACTGACACCCAAGTCGGTATTACCACCACTGGTTTCCTTCGCGCTATTGCCTCTACAGGCACCAGCTACGTTGAGGATTTTAGCGGTGGTATGATCACTGTTGACATTTCTAAGCAACCATTCCTCACTTTTGCTTTGCCCTACACCTCCCTCGACGCTGTCACTGAAGTTGAGAATGTCCACAGTGAGGCCACCACTGTCCAAGCATTGATCCAGTTTCTTGGCCCTGCCAGCCCTGCCCCCCTGGCTGACATTTATCAGGCGGTTGGAGATGACTATTGTCTCTACCGCTTTCAGTGCACCCCCCTCATTACCCACACCTTCACTCCTGTTAATAAGAGCAAAGGTAAGGGTAAAGAGAAGACCCCTAAGAAGTTTCGTCGTCCTGTCCCTTCGGACGATGATGATTTGTGACTTCTGGAGGGGAAGAACCCCGCGGTTGGGGCCCCTTCTGGGGCTTCCAGCCACCAAAATTATTTAACTATAGACTATATGTTCCCTCTGTCTTTTATAAGAGATATAATAC